CGCTTGGACATCGTTTCTGACCTTCTAGCTGTTGTTGAGATCCCAGGAGGTCATGAGATCCATGACTCTTTACTGGTGCTGGGTCGTTTACACGCAGTTGAGGAATGGGGCGGGAAAATCCGAACAGTCGCTATTCTCGATTACTGGACGCAGGCGCTCTTGACACCACTCCATAACACCATTAACGGGTCGCTTCGTCCGCTGGTGATGGATGGTACCTTTGATCAGGACCGTATCGCAGCTCAAGTTAAAGCGTGGACTGCGAAGAAGACGGCTGTCTACTCCTTTGATTTAACTGCCGCTACGGATCGCTTGCCATTAGAGTTCCAGACTCGTGTTTTATCCGACGCGCTAGGATCTACCCAGGCTGCGATCTCTTGGGCGAAGCTTCTGGTAGGCCGTCAGTATCATCTACCTACAGGCGGAACTGTCCAATACTCGGTTGGACAGCCAATGGGAGCGAAGTCATCCTTCCCAATGTTAGCGCTAACTCATCATGTAATCGTTAAACTGGCTGCAGGCTTAGCAGGGGTATTGAATTTTACTGACTATGTTGTACTTGGTGATGATATCACAATAGCTAACACCGACGTTGCGAAACAATATCTTCACATCATGGACATACTCGGGGTAACGATAAACCAATCTAAATCTGTTGTCCACAGTTCTAGTCTCAGCCCGGCTGGGGAGATCTGTAAACGCCTTTTCATCGCGGGAGAAGAGTTATCCTCCTTCCCTGTCAAATTGATGGCTAAGACGGTTCGTACAGGTAAGTTGGGTTCTGTTTTACACCAAACTCTTATAGCTCGGAACGCTTTTCCAGACCCTAAAGGCGCGATGACTCTTATCTCAGGTACGGTAGACACTGAGTCTCTCCAGTCTATCTTAACGCTTAACGCGTTACCCGCGAAGATAACTGGCTTGCACAGTCCTGCCGGCCCTATCACGGACAATCTTAAGCCGGAAAATTGGTATCCGGACAGAAACTTAACTGAGGATGATTTAGGTCACGCTTATCTTTACACCCTATCTGTTGAGCAGCTTAAACGATTAGATGGTCTACTTCGACAGACGCAAGCAGTATATGACGCCGTAATCCTATCTTCTGGGGATCCTATGGCTAAATGGGATGCGCCGATCTTTAAGGTCTCTAACACTCTGATTCAGTCCATGGTTGCAGAGTTACCTACGATCACGCCGAACCATCCTATTGTTAAGGCTGCCCGAGCTGAGGTAGAACGAGTTACATCTTCACTTTCAGCACTTCGGTCCGGTAAACGCTCTTTAGTAGCTATGGCCAAATCTCGTTTACTTGACATGTTCCGTAACTCTCTTCTCGATCTATTTGATGATGATGATGCAGCACGAACGATGGCGACCCATACGTTGGTTGCGAAGGCGCTGACCCATACTGATACAGTGATGTATGATTCCCAAAAGTCCCAGACAGAGTTCACTATCCTACTTACAAGTGTGGATCGTACCTGGACGGTCGTTTGGCGGTTAGGTGAAGGGGTTTTCATCAACAACGTTAGGACTCGAGTGCAGACTTCCGCTACTGCATCGTCTCAAGCACTTCTATTGGTCTCTCAGGCGGTAGTTGTCTCACCTAGAGCCCGAAGGGCGTTGGCCTCAAGTCAAAGTCAATCTAAGTAATCCTTTATTAATGAACCTGCCTTGCTTGACTCTTTATCTTGCGAGAATAATAGTAGGACATTAGCGGAGCGACTCCGGTAGAACTTTCAAGGGACCTGGAATGGGTTGCTTCAACTATCGGAGCTGCGGTGCCAGAAGCAAGTCGGGTGGGTCCGTCGGATCCATGCGAAATTAAGGGACGTCCTGTGGCCCAGAAGTCCAAAAGATACCTCTCCTTAGGATGTAAGATCCACGCGTTTGAACACCCAGGGCAGACGCGGTCTCGG